AATGCCAGCAGCAGCTAACATATCAGACAACGTATTGCGTATGTTCGTCAAGCTCACCATGCCATTAAATGGCCCATACTGCGTATAAATTTGCTGTTGAATTTGGAAGGCTTGCTGCAACGCCATCATCTTTTCTTCTTCGCGGCCTGTGCCTAGGCCTACGTTGATGCCGATGTCCATGTCTGAGCGCCACACGCGAGGATCAACCTGCACGAATTGCCCACCCATTTTCACAAGCTGCTCTTCGTCTGTGTTTTTGATTGCTGCGCGTAGCATGATGCCGAATAGACGCTTCATACCGTCTGCAAGGTTGCGCACCATCACCTCAATCTGACCAGCCTGTGATTGGATTGTAGCTTGTACTGCAGCCTTTGTGGTGGACTGCATCGCGTCTGGGTCTAGTCCCATTGACGCGCGAGATACGCCAGTTTTGTTCTCTACAACCTGATCCATGTAGGTAAGCGCGCCTAGCGTCTGGCCTGCAGTAAATGGAACGCTAAGCTCCTGCACAGCGCCAGCCTGACGCATACGCACGATTGCGCCGATCTCGTTGTTCAGCACATCGTCTATATTAACCGCACCATCAACAATACCAATGCGAGGGTTGTTCGTCATGGCTACGTTATCAAGTACGCCGCGTAGGATAGCTGTTGCTGCGTCTTGGTCATCAATAATGATTTCCGCAAGAGAACGTCCGTAGAATGTGTGTGGCTCTGGATCAACCTCAAATACTGCAAATGGCACCTCATCCCAAGGCTCCATGTCTAGCAGTTGATAGCTTGTGCCGCCGCAAATGAAGCGGTGCAGAACGGGTACACCTGTGCCATCCACGTCAATCTTCATGTAGGCTTCTGTGACTGCCACAGAGCGCATCGCAGGATCGCCCTCTTGATCCTCATAGTCATCTTGAGAGTAGCCCTGACGCTCTATGGTTTCAGCCTCAGAGATGTCTGATGCGCCGTATAAGCCATCTAGCTTATATACGTCCTCAAAGTCATAACCCATCTCTACAAGCTCACCAACGCGCATCTCTGTGCGGTGCGCTACGATATACGCATCATCTATGTTGCGCGCTTGTGAGTTAATGAAGAACTCTTCAGGTGGTACGCTTTCTAGGCGTAGCTGCCCGTTAGGTATTTGTCTGCTGATCTTCAGCGAATGGATTGGCGAGGCTACCTCCATGCCAAACTCATCCATGCTCATAGACATTTCCATGCCATGCTCAAGGATTTCCACATCATCGTCTGAGGCCAGCAAGGTGTATTCTTCGTCTGTCAGGTTGTCATACGTGAATATCTCAGCTTTGTAGCTGTTCTCGTAATACGCTTTAACGATGCCTGTTTTCTTAATCAGCGCATCGTGGATCGCATCGTTTAGTACGCGATACCCGTCATTCTTGGTGAATGCATAGTGAATATACTGCGTAGCTTGCTCTGCTGCAGCAACGTCCTCTGGGCCTTTTGGTAGGAACTCAACAGGCTTGGACGTAGACATAAATACGCGCATGATGCTTGGTTTGACTGAGCGAATGGTGTCGCGCACTTTTGTCGCCACAACCCTACTGCGCCCATCTTCGTAGCCTATGTCAACTTGACCGTCAAAGTAGCGCTGAGCTTTGATGCGCTCATCTGTGATTTCGCTCTCAACAAAGTCTACAGCCTGCGCCATAGCGTCTTGAACGATACCTTCAATCTCGCGTCTGTCTTTTGCTTGTGGCTGCATGTTACTGCTCCGATCCTGCTGATAGACCTATGGCCTTAGTGATGTCTTTTTGTAGCTTATCGCGGAATTGAGGGCGCACACCTGAGACAATTGTGTCTTTAATCTGGTCAATCGCGTCTAGCGTTTTTCTGTCTATAACGCCTTTTGCGGTCATCCCTGCAGCAGTTACGCCAAGCATTGCTGGGTTCGCCGCAGCCGCTCCGACATTCAAAGCAGCCATAAGCCCATTGCCCGTGGGGGACAACTTACTCATAAGGCGCAGCATATTGTCAGTCATGCTGCCTCTGACAAAGCGCTCCATCATTATGATTTCGTCCTGATCGAACTGCATTCTATTCTTGGGGTTATTGAGTATGTTCTTAATCGCCTGCTTGTAGGTATTTACTACGTTACCGCCTGATCCAGTTGATGCCACATTGCGCTTCGCCTTGTCCATCGCCTCATCAAACATTTTGATTTTGTAGTATTTTCTGCTTTCTGCATTTGCGTTCTTTAGCAAATCGCCTGCATCGCCACCTATAACAGACGCAGCTTGAGTTGCTTTTGTGTCAAGTGTGTTCTTAACGTTGTCGCGAATGAATGCAACCTGCGGCTTATACCCACTTTTGCGATAAACGTTATTTAGCTCTCTTACTAAGTTATTAAGCTGTGATGCGTTAAATGTGTCTCCAGTGTGCGCCGCGACCATCTTAATAGCCTCGTCAATATATTCAGCATCGCCCTTAGCTCCTGCAGAATAGCCCACAAACAGGTCTTTTCTATTTGCAGCAATCTCTAGCCCAAGGTTTTTGTTTACGTCATCCATATTAATCGCAAGTTTGCCTGCAACTTGTTCAAATTCATCCCAAGCCTTGTTTTTAGATTGCTCAGCAGTCTCTAGGGCTGGTGATTTGAAGTTCTTTTGGCGCAGGGCTTCCGCAGTTTTGTTGTAGACCTTGCCCGCACGGCTGACTGCCGCAGGACCAGCAAACGCCCCAACAATGCGCGCATAAGGCTCTGCCGCCGTTCCCTCTGTTAGCTGACCAGCAGCCTCGCTTGCGATACCACCTGCCGCTGCTGCGCCCATGCCAGATTTAGTTAGTCCCGCACGCCCAATATCTGCAGCAATATCCGCGCCTCGCGCTGCACCTACTGCGCGCAAGCCTTTAGAAACTGCACCCGCAACTGGTGCAAAGCCAACGCCACCGCCAACAAACTCGCCAACAGTGCCAGCAAACTGCCCGCCCAAGGTTTGCCCTCGCGCAGCAAGCTCAGGGCCAATGGGGTCAGCAATGTTATAAGCGCTCTCCAGAAGCTGCCCCGTTTTTGTATCTAAAATTGGGGTTCTGCTTTCTGCTCCAGTTGCAATCTCGCCAGCGCGAACAGCCGCACGACCTGCCATCTCAGGAAGCTCTGCTGCCGCAATACCGCCGCGCACTAGACCGCGAATACCGCTGCCGATTACATCACCAACTCTTTCACCAAAGGTGTCAACTTCACCTTCACCAACAATGTTCTCGTAAAGCATTTCGCCAAAGGTTCGATCAGCCTTTTCTGCCGATTTAGCCTCATCACGAACCCGAATTGCAGCCTGAACTAACTGACGCGCAGCGTCCTCATCACCCTGCGCGTCAGCGTTTCTAGCTGCATTCATGTACTGCTCATATGTAGCCATTATTAGCCCCCATACTTTTTCAGCAAGTCATCGTCAGTACGAGGTTGTGCCTGATCAGAGCCGCCACCTAACCTTGGCTGGTATCCAGCCTTCGCCATTGCGTCAGGTGGGTAAGCATCAAACTTTCTAATAATGTCTGTGTAGCGACTTTCAATGTTCGCAAGTCGAGACAAGAACTGCTCTCTGGATTGGGCTTGATCCAAGCTACCAAGCGCAGAGGAAAGCAAGGTAAGTTCGCGCTCTGTAACCTGACCAAGCGCACCGCCAGTAGGGCTTGCGTCCCTCATCGCCTGCAGGCGCTCAAAGCCGATAGCCGCCTCAATCGGATCAAGCAGCTTCTTTACATCTAGCGCGCCAGTGCCGCCGATATTTCTCAATACCTGACCAAACACGCCAGTTGTTGGGAGCGTGCTGTTCTCCATTACCTCGCGTATTTCCTGTATATTCCCAAGAACAACGCCACCTGATACGACCTGCTGCTCCGCAGATACCTCCGCAGTCTCATCTTTTTTAAGAGCCTCATTCGCAAGTTTTGTCCCAGCTATCGGCAATGCTATTGGGACCCCGCGCTCATCAAGTGCGACAGTACCATCCTGATTTCTCTTCCAAGCCATGTCTGTCGGGGGCTTGCCGTGGTCTATCCCTTGCGGCCCAACATTTACGGTTGTCCCAGCCTTCGTCTGAGATAGAGCCATTTGCAAAGCCTCTGTCTCATTCTTCGCTAATCCCTTTTCAAGAAGGTCTTTTGCAAGTGCTTGATATTGATAGGTTTTTGGAGAGGTCTGACTGTCCTTGAGGTAGTTAGCAACAGCAGCCCCACCTTTGATCGTGCCAGTTGCGACCGCATCATGATAAGCGCGCGCCAAACTATCACCAGCATCTGCTCTAGTTTTTAGATACTCCAATGTTTTATTTGTGGATTTTAGCTCTTTAGCCTCACCTCTACGCTTCTCCATCCGCGCAGCCGTAGCGCGAATAAGCGGGTCCATACGCGCGTCGCCAGTTCCTGCCAAAATTGCCATTTTCAACTTATCGCGGAAGTCATCACTCATTCCCAGAGCGCCACCTATGCCCTGCCCACCAAGCAGGCCACCTAGCAAACCTTGAGGTTTTTGAGGTTCTTGAGCCATTGCTGCACCACCTTTTCCGTAACCTTCCCAAGCGCCTGTGCCTTGGGTTTTTAGAATATATTGACCAATCTTATCCTGCGTTGCCTTGTCAAACTTTTGGCTTGGGTCAAGGCCAAGCGCCTCAACAGCGCCTCGCAGCGTAGAGCCAACAACTTGATATGCGCCAACTGGCGTAGCTACGCGTCCGACTTGGCCTTTAACATACTGCCCGTATGCCCCAGTTGGGCTTGTGAACTTGATAACGTCAGCAATAGGCATCTCAGACACTTTGATGCCAGAAAAAATACCGTCTGGTCTGTTCTGATAGCCAAACAAAGCATCGTAATCGCCACCGCTTTCGCCTGCGAAGATGTTTTGCTGATGCTGCTGCCAAGTTAGTGCCATATTAGAGGAACGCATAAAGTAAAGTTGCAGGGTTAAACGGTTGGCTAGTTGTGGTTGATGTCCCGTATGGTGTACCACTTAAAATCTGACTTAGCGCACCAAGTCCAGCCAATGGCGCACCAGTTTGCCCCATGTATTGCTGCTTAGCCAAATCAAGCAACTGCTGCTGCATTTTGCGCTGGAATTGCGCTTGCTCGCCAACTGCAGCTTGCGTTGCCTGACCCATCCCAAACGCCTGACCGCCAAGCCCAGCTAAACCGCCCGCCGCTGCCTGCTGTATACCTGCGCCTGTCAATGCTGCTTGCTGATTTGCCAATGATGTCTGTTGCTGCAAGTTAGCTTGCTGAAGCGCACGCTGCTGCTCTTGGCCAATGTCATACTGGGCCGCGCCAAGGGCTTGCTGATACGCTTTCTCGCGTTGCTGTGCGGCAAAGTCACCTGCCATGCGCCCGTATTCTCCAGCCGCTACGCCCTCCGCTACACCATGACGAGAACCGCCAAATGCCTTTGCAGCAGTGGCTTGAGCGCCTAGCTGGTTCATGCCCTGCTGCTGTTGGCGCATAATGTCTTGCTGCCCACGCTCAATAACGTTTTGAGTGTAGGGCGACATATACTGTTGCATGTTTGCCGTAGCTAACGACCCAACTGGGCCAATCTGAGTGGCTTGCGCCGTTGGAGCTTGGAAGCCTGCAAGGTTGCCGTAGGTCTGACCTGCCTGCTGCATGGCCTGAGATGCACCTTGAAACGCATTTTGTACTGGTTGATTGCCTGATGCACCCATGTCTTAATCTCCAAATATAGCCCTACTAATCGGGCCTCTGTCTCTTCCTGAGCTATAAGTATCCCCAGACGCGCCAGCGCCGCCACCGTCAAACATGTCTTTGACAGAAGTGAAGCCGCCAAACAATCCTCCAGAACTCGAACCGCTACTTGATGGTGCTGGGGCAAAAAATGGCCCATCATCGTTTCCGCCACCTGAAACTGGCGAAACCCCAAGAGGGCCAGTCGCTACCTCTGGCACAACTGGCGGCGCAATCGCTGCGCCTGTGATTGGATCAAAGCGACCAAGCCCAGCTAGATAAGCATACTGCTCTGGGCGCTGCTCCTGCAAGCGCTGCAGTGCAGACATGTAAGCGGGGTAAGAACTATAGCCAGAAACACCGCCTGCAGATGTAACCTCTGCGTCACCCATCGTAAGCGGGGCTGGACCCTCTAAGCCAAATGCGGAAGCCATCGCGCCCACATTGCGGTTTAGCGCACGCTCTGTTTCGCTAATCTCAGCAATCTCTGGCCCCATATAAGGCACATAGCCCAAATCTTGGATTTGTTGGGCGCGCTCTAACGCTTTCTTTCCAGCTTCCTCAATGTAGGCTGGGATTTTGGTTTCTTGAGTGCTTTTGCTACCCATATTAAAACTCCAAGTGCATTGTTATGGAGTGAGGCTTCCAGCCCAGTTTCTCCAAAGGTTTTTGCCATCCAAAACGACCATCAAATGTGGCAAATGAACAGCCTTGCAATTTCGCCCATTCTTTCACACTTTCAGTCATTTGTAAAATTTCATCCAATTCACCGCCCGCAAGAAAGACATGCAACGCGTTTCTATCGTGATATACCACGATTTCCGTTACAATGCATCCTCGCTCTGCAGGCCATAACTGCATTTTGCCAGAACGTATGCCCTCGCATACCTCTGCCCAAGTGTTTAGATTACCTGAACGCTTTAGCGCTTTCTTGATCCAAGGCTTGCAGCGCTCTAGCGGATTTATGTCTGCGTGCGCATTCATCCATGCATCCTCGTAATCGCAAGCGTTGTCGCTGGTGCCGCTGGGCTAAACGCAGTCGCCGCAGAGGCATCCAAAAAGCCGCTTGTGCTATCCACCGCCCACATAACTTGCAAGTAATCTCCAGCCGAAACGTCAAACTTAGCTGCGCGGGAAACAACAAGCGTTGCGCCGTTCTGATGCAAGGCGTTCTTCATGGTTGATCCTGTTGCGTCTGTGCCGTTCAGGCGGGGCCAGAAGTAGAAGTTCACCGTACTAGATGACGTTGAGCTTATTTGCGCTGAGAACATCAGCAAGTATTCACCCGCCTCCGCAAAGACGATCTTCGTTGGATCAGTGCCATCAAGCGATATGCCCACGTTACCTGTCGGCGCGTCATACTGGATTGCGTAGGCTGTGTTGATTGTAGCAGCCGTTATGTCTGTCGTGCGGATTAGATTAGCGTGACCATCCTCTAAGACGATCTGCACAAACGCGCCATTCTTGGACACAACGGGATAACCGTTTTCGTCATCCCACAAGATAACGCCGTTTTCTGATGGATTGTCATCTGCTGTCTTAAAGTACAAGCGCGGAAGCTGCCTACGCAGATATGCAGTTAGGTTATTACCCCAAGCCTTAATATTGTCGCCAATCGGCGGGAGTACGGGTGCTGCCATTATCTGCGCCCACCTTGCTTTGCGTCTACCCGCATTGTACCAACACGCCACGCTGTGTAAGGCGCATCGCCCTCTACGCGCATTCTAATCTGGCGACCTGAGAAGCGCACGGCAGTCGGGCTAGACGGTGTATACGGCCCATGCGTGTATTCTGTGTCGTTGGGGTAGAAGCGTGACTTGAATGTAACGTCTACATCGCCCTGCGTCTTTTCGTCAGGGATTAGGTCTGTGACCTGCATAATGTTGTCGCCGTTGCCAATGCTGATCGGGCCGCTTTCTGCGAATACAGATTGCTCAACACCATCCACCGCATACGATATGCCAACCTCATGGTCATGCAGAACAGACGAGGCATTTAAGAGCATTGGATACTCAAACACGCCGCGTGATGCACCAGAGGTGCGAGATAGATTGCCGATAAGCCAATGGTTCTCTTTAAAGTCAAACGCTACATAGCGATCTATCTCAGTGCTATCCGCTGAACAATAGAACCACCAAATTTCGCCAAACTGACCGTTGGTAAATGCCCAAGTCTTACTTTTCTGCGAGGTGTTCATGTCGCCAAACACATAATCGTGAACATCGCACGGTATCTCAGAAACTAAGTTACCATCAAAACGATAGAACCCGCCGTTGCCCATCCAGAACACGCCCATGTCAACGTCTGCCGCCGCTTGGCGTGAAATGATGCCACAAGATGTGCCAACGCGCTCAAAGCCATACACATAGGGTGGGCCAATGTAACGTGCTGTATGCGCGTCAACGTCTGTGATGATTAAGGTCTGACCGCGTGTCCGAATTGCCGTTTCAATCTGGCCTGACGTTTGCAATTCAATATCGCCAGCCTCGTTTGTCGCGGCAGGTGTCCACAAAGTGTTATTTTCACGATCACACCACTGCACCTTGCGCGGGTTGCCGCCTGCGCCTAATGCAAAGATAAAACGCTCCTCTGTGACAATCAGACCCTTGTTGCTTGTTGGTGCGTTGGCAATGATTTCAGCGTTCTTGCCCAACTTCAGCGAAACGTCATCAACGTGGAACTCTGGCTCTGCATCACTGGCTGCATAAATCTGTATATCTAATGACGTGTCATCAATATAGAATTGATATGTGTTAGTGCCTACCGATAGCGTTTCATCTAGCAGAACAGTTGACGTATTAGTTCCTAGCACCTTTACTTTTGCAGACGGTATTGTTGCAGGGTCAGCGTCAGCATCTGGGTCAATCAGGCGCAACGTCAAATAATACTTTTCACCGTTAGTCAAGCTGCCAATGGTTTGCTCTAAGTTTGCAGCAGTAGTCAGCGTCCACTTTGCTACTCCGTCCGCGACGAGCCATCCGTTTAACGTCCATCCAGTAGATGCGGCAAAGTCGCCATCTGCAACAAGCTCTGAGCCAGCCGTTGCTTCTAGCTGCCATTCAATTAAATCGCCATCTGCTGTGGAACACGCAACAAGGTATTCACCCCAGTTATCTATTGACCATGTGGTTGCCTCAACGATGTTGCCCGTGTCTGGACGCGGCGTACCGTATGTGCCTGCGCCATAAAAGCCGTATCCGTAGCCAATATTGACGGCTGCGTCCTCAGTGCCTGCGGTTAAGTCTGTCGGGGTAATGTCGTACTTTGTGCCAGATGATAATACAGCTACAAGCTCATTTGCTGACCCTGAAGCAACATATCTTGTGCCAGAGATGCTCTGCCAAGTGTGCATCGTACGTGGTGCATAGTTATTAGTGCTGACACCTTCAGTATTTGGTATGTTCTCATTCACACGCCAGCCACCGATAGGGCGCAGCGATTCGTCACGCCAGCGAACTAATGACCCGTCTTGCCACCGCCCAGATGCGTCCAAATCCGTACCTGTGCGGTAGAAGCCTGCGGGAATTTTAAGTGGTATTAATGCCATTATTACACCGTGTGCGTTCCAGATGAGGTAAAGTCGTAATTTGTGCCGTTAATCGTAAGGCGAACAAAGCCATCAGAACCGCTGTAGCCATTACCAGTAGCAACATAGCCAGAACCACCTGTGCCGCCTGTACCAATCGTAACAGTGATAACCGTACCTACAGCAATGGATGATAGTGTCCCTGTTGAGTACCCAGCCTGTGTGCCACCGTTTCCAGTTGGACTAATGCTGTCTTCCCCATCACCGCCAGCACCGCCACCGCCAGCACCACCATATTCAGTGTCATCGCCGCCACCAAGGTTAAATCCACCGTCACCGCCTGCGCCACGCTCTACGCCGCCAACTGTGACACCAATACCGCCATCACGTTGTGTTTTATCTCCACTGGTATCTGTAACGCGGGTGCCGCCTCCGCCTCCACCGCCGCCTGAAGCGGTAACTGTTGTGAAACCAGAGCCAGAAATACTGGTGCTTGTGCCATCTGTGCCGCTTCCTGATGCTGACGTGTTACCAGCACCGCCACCACCGCCGCCAGCGCCGACGACATGGTATGTGATGTCAACTGCCGCACTCGCGCCATACCACTCATTAAACGACATTTCTACACCGCTAGACTTATCAATAAGACCACGAATATCGCTGTCATTTATAGATGCCTGAGTTTGGCTGCTACCCCCAGCCTCGCCGTGTATGTCGTTTAAGGATATTGCACCTGATGATTGTAGGGCCATTACGCTGATCCATATGCAGTCACGTTATCTTCAACAATCAATGCACCTGCGGATGACAGGCTGAACACATTGTCTGATCCGTACTTAAATTTGAGGCTAGTGCCAGAAACGTAAATTGTCCACGACCCTAAAGTTAATCCTGTCGCCGCTGTCGCGGTTAAACCGCCAGTAATATCAATATTACCCGTTCCTGTAATATTGTTTTCATTTAAGTCCAAATTACCGCCTAGCTGCGGTGTTGCATCGCCAGAAACTTCTGAAAGGCCACCAGCTTGCCCCTGAATGTAGGTATTCAAGGTGTCCACAGTCACTTGTTTCATTTCGCCAGCGTCATTTAAAATAACGGCATCTGTGCCTTCTACCGTAACGGAAGATGCTGAAGTGTCACCATCTAAGATATTGACTTCATCTGTCGTAACGGTTGCTTCATCAAGGATGTTTAGCTCTGCCGCAGATGCCGTAACAGCCGTTGTGCTAATTTCCCATGAACCTTCAGTTAGATTGGGCGTAATCGCGTTCGTACCGTCAGCGTTGCTATTTATCTCTAGGACAATATCATCCAACGCCGTGTTAATCGTTGTACCCCAGCTATCCTCAGAACCGCCAACGGTTGGTTTTGTAATACTTATCGCCATCTAAGTCTCCTATGCGGCATTTGTCCAAACTTTAACACTTTCAGAAGCCTCTGTCCAACTGACGCTTGATGAAGTTTGTTCAGACCAAGTGTTTGCGTTTTCTTCTTGCTCATCCCAATTAGGTATTCGGCTAGAAGTGGCATTACCTGTATAATATTCTGAATATAAATCAGGGTTCGCCTCCATATACGGAAGCATATAGTTTTCTATGTAATCTATTGATGCTTGCTTGGTAAGCGCAGAGCCAATAGCGTATCTTTGAATTTCCAAAGCATCAGCGACAAACACATAACCCTCACTTGCGGTACGAACAGCCCCTAAAGATCGGCCCCCAACTATCGTATTTGCGAATAAATCTTCCTCCGGTTGATTACCTACAGAGGCCAGCAAAATTGCCAATCTTATATTGAAGTCACTGGGGGAAACAGGATTTTCAACAAGGGGGAATGGCTGGGGGGATGCCTCTAGCCAATCCTCAACAACAAACTCCTGAAAGTCCCAAGTAAACCTTGCATTGAGCGTAGGCTGTCCAGCAAAAATGGTATCAAGCGCAAGCTGATAGTCTTGGAAGAACGGGATCGGGTCAAGAACAGGAGTGCCCGCGTACAAATCCTGTGGCGCAAAGTTGCTAATGACCGCAACACTAAGCGTATCAAGAACAGGATCGCCGCTAAATATATCTTGCGGTGCGAAGCTCTCATCTTCAAAGGCAGGCGCAGTATCTAAAACTGGAACACCAGCAGTGATGCCCTGTGGCGCAAAGTTGCTAATGACAGCGACAGTTGCTGCATCAAGGACAGGTACGCCAGCCGTTATGTCTGACGCAATAACTGCGACATTCTTTACACCACTATCCGCAAGTGGTGCGGAGGCTAATGGTGTAAAGCCAAGCATTTACTTAGCTTTTCCAGTAAGTGCGCCCAGACGTAATCACGCTATTAATGCGCGTCATGTCTTTGCCAGCATCTGCGTACTTGCTGTCCAGCACTTCCATCTCTAGGTGCATGACCATGTTGCCGACTTGCTTTTTCTTTTCGCTATCGGTTTCTTCCGTCATTTTCATGCCGCCAATAACGTTTTCTATAGCGTCACAAATGTGCAGCAATTTCATATGATCGCGGTCTAGTTCATTTACAGCCATATTTAGTTTCCTTCTAATTCAGCTATACGCGCTTCAAGAGCGTCATTTTTTGCCGACAATTCCTGTACGGCTTTCACAAGAATTGGATAACTGCGTAAGTAATCCGCTTCCAACTTCTCTGGGTTGTCCCACTTCACTAATCGTGTGCGTGAGGTAGACGAATGGTCTAATTCAACGTCATACAAATCTTGCGCAATGAAGCCCATGTCTGGCGTTGCGCCTAACGACCCATCACGGCGGTTCCAAGTAAACTGGACGGGGCGCATGTCTTTAATGAAGTCTAAGCCATACGGCAAATCCTCAATCGCAGTTTTGTCGCGCTCATCTGACAGACTGCTAATTGTCTGCACATTGCAGCGGAGGGATGTGATGTCATTATCACCAAGCGTAATTTCGTTTGTTGCGGTTCCGCTTGATGGTACTGCTTGAAAGCCGATACAAGTTAGATTTGTTCCAGTTGTAACTGCGTAAGTATTTCCTGTGTCTTGATAATAGCCTGCATTGTGACCCACAAGAGTATTGTAATCTCCTGTGGTCAAAATTTGCCCTGCGGTTCCCCCGATTGCACAGTTTCCAATTCCCTCTGTAACGGCTTCTAAAGCACTAGCGCCAACGGCATTGTTATTTGCACCTGAAGTGAGAGAATATAACGATTTTCGCCCCAAGCCATTGTTAAAACTTCCCGTTCCGCCGTTAAAACCAGACTGATTACCTACAAAGCTATTATGATCCCCACCATCTAAGTCGTATCCAGCTTGACTACCAACGCAAGTATTGTAATCAGAACCAGCAATTGCACTTCCCATTGCCTGATAGCCGATTGAGACAGAATAATCTGTTGATCTTGCATTGTATCCAATCCCGATTGCATAACTGTCGTTAGTGTCTATCATATCGGCTGAGTAGCCCATATAAATGTTTCCATCACCGCTGTATATACCATTACCAGCGGCGTAACCTACACATATATTATAATATGGGCTACTTGTTGAAGAATTGCCTAATGCATCATATCCTACAGCGACAGCACGGTAATGATTTCCGTCGCTTAGTGAGTAAGCGCCTACGGCGACACTATTATCGCCGTATGCATCATTACCCGCCGAATATCCTATGTATGTTTGACTGTCTTTTGAGGAAGTATTATAGTTACCAGCGTAAGCCCCGACGTAAACATTAAAGTCGTTGCTGGTTTGGTATGCCCCAGCTTGATAACCTATTGCGACTTCGGTGTTGCCGCCTAACTTTGCCTGATACCCTATTGCGACACCGTTTGTTGTATATGCTGTGCCTGCGGTTTGCGCACCCACATAAGTGCTACCACTGTCAATTGTATCATATAACCCAGCGGCATATCCGATTGCAGTTTTATAAGAGCCTGTCGTGTTGCTATATAAAGCCTGATCGCCAATGGCTGTATTGTAAGCGCCTGTTGTTGATTGGAAAAGAGCGTCCTTTCCAACCGCTGTGTTGCTGCTACCTGTGGTGATCTGCGATCCCGCCCTATAACCCGAACCAGTGTTGAAATCAGCAGTTGTAAGATCATTCAAAGCATCTTTGCCTATGGCAACATTACCTTGAGCGCCACTTTGAACAACAGCTAAAGAACCCTCTCCAATAGGTATATTGCCGCCATTGGTTGTGTCTGGGTCATCAGGCCATGCGCTTTGCCAAGACATATCGCCACCACCGCCGCCGCTGACAGTAGTGAAACTTAGGTTGCCGCTGCCATCAGTCGTTAGTACCTGACCACTTGTGCCATCTGCGCTGTAGACAGCTACGGTGCCTGTTTTATCTGGAAGTGTGATGGTACGATCTGCTGTAGGGTCAGTAACGGTTAAAACGGTTTCGTTGGCATCAGCAGTGGAACCTTCAAAGGTTATCTCACCATTAACGGTTACGTCAGTAAGGAACGCTGTTGTGTATGATACGATAGTATCCGCATAAACAGCGCCCCAATGAGTGCTGTAAGTACCTAGGGAATAAACACCATCAGTTACTGGAACAATATCTTTAGCATATGTTACGGTTGCGGATAGATCAGCGTCTACGCTGTTAAAGCTTACATCTGCGCCCTCTAACGCAACGGTTCCAGACGCATCAGGCAGGGTAATGGTGCGGTCACCTGTTGGGTCCCCTACGGTTAGTGTGGTTTCAAAGGCATCGTCAGTCGCACCCTCAAAAATAATGTTGTCGCTAATAATAGGAGCATCTAGTGTTTTATTAGAAAGGGTTTGTGCAACGTCTGTATATGCTACATAGCCACCAGTTGCGTCAAAAACCGTTAAGGTATTTGACGATAATGTATCTGTTAAAAGAGTATGTGAAAAACCACTATTTGTAAGTGCTATGTTGTTAGGTGCATCTAATCCACCTGTCGCAGTAATCTTACCGGTTACGTCTAGTGTTCCAAAAGTTTCTACATTTTGAAAATAAGCAGTTTTACCTGCACCTGACGCAACAATGTCCCCAACATAAAGAGCAGCCCATCTATCACTATTACTGCCCAAGTAGTCATTCGCACTTGCAGGATAAATGTCATTTGCAGTTGTAACAGCCTTTGCTAAATCAGCGTCTACGCTATTAAATGTAACATCCGCAGTTGTCGCAACATCCTGACCAATAGAAAACTCTGTGCCTGTCTGCGTAATGCCTGTACCAGCCGTGTATACCGCTGTTGCCGCAACCTGCGTAAATGTGATGTTTGTTGTGCCAAAGGTGATTTCACCCTCTGTATTCATCACATAAAGCTCACCAGCGCCCTCTGTACCTTCTAAGACAAAGAACGCATCACCTTGGCCCAAGGCATCTGGATCAGAAGCGCCATAGCTATCCGCATCAGTTGCGCGAGTTAACACCCAGTTTGTGCTTGCGCTGCCAACTGTTGTAACTGTGTAGATACCGTTTTGTGTTGCGTCTGTTTGTTCATACAGCAATACGCGGTCATTCAGCGACAACGCTACGCCATCAATCGTAATGGCTTCCTGTGTGCTGTTATTTGTGAGCGTAGCACCTACGCCACTTGTGCCATTGTCATACGTTGCTGATAAGTTACCCTCACGCTCAACACGAACTGGATCATGGTAGTGCAAACCTGCCGCTGCAATAGTATCTACATACTCTTTCGTAGCTGCTCCTAGTGCCGCTGTGGGATCGGCATTCAAGACAAGATTGCCTGTCATTGTGCCGCCAGTTTTCATCAATGCACCAGCCGCAGTGACGTTCGTGGTGTCCGTTACATCAGCACTCGCCTCAATACCGTCTAGTTTGGTTTTATCGCCATCCGCAAATGCACCCTCTGATGGTGGCTGCTGTACATCCTCTGCCGCCGCTGTAACAAAAACAATCGCTTCACCTGATAGGCTTAGAAGCGATCCAGTAGAACTTTCAGTAAGTGTGCGAGATAGCGTTGTGCCTGACGCGGTATATGTACCTGTGCCAATCTCCCATGCGCCATCTTCTTCAATCGTGTAGCGAACTGTGTCGCCATCGCTAATCCCAGCAGAGCTAAAGGTTTGATAACCATCCTCTGCCGAACCTAGCGTGATTGTGCCAGTGCCAGTTGTAGCTGTTGCGACTTTAACGCGATTGGCGAGAGTAACCATTTAGCACCTATACAGGGTCAGGAAGTTCAATATCAAATGCTTCTGTCGTAAACGTGTTGCCGCTTACTACTTGCTGTGAGGTTGTAAGATCACCAGCCGCCAAAAGTTGTGTGCCTGCTACGTTAGAAATCGCATAATGCGTTGCTGTACCTGTTGCGTCAATAGTGCCGCCACTTGTTGCAGAAACAGTCACCTTGCGACCTGACACATCACCGTCAGCAATCGTGCCAATCGTAATGGATGTCTGATTGCCTAGTGAATATGTGCTAGTCGCCTCTGTGTAGTTTGTTGGCTCTTGCGAACACAAATCCAAGCGATCACCGTCATCAATCAATACTTGCAGTGCCGCGTCAAATACTGGGTTTTCTATTCTTGGCATTTTGCTCTCCTAGAATGTATTAACTTGCATGCGCAAGCCTGAGCCGCCAAACTTGGCCTTTTCATTGTTACTATTAATACCATCAATGGCTGCTTGGTACAACGATGCCCATACACCTGTTCGCTGGTCATCAACTAAATAAGGCGCTGAGTGCATCAATGCACCATACAAATATGCATCAGGGAAGTATTGCAAAATCCAGTTAGACGTTGCGCTGTCGCTAAGCGGCGTTGTGCGTGCGTAATAATAAAGCTCACCTGTGTATGTGCTGTCTGGCGTAGGCCAAACTTCAAGCTGACCTGCAATCACAGAGTAATACTTTGGCCTGCCTTTCGTATCCGCGCCACCTCTACGATAAGACTGAAGCGCTAATGGCGTAACTAGCTCAATAGGACGCTCATCTACATCTAGGTGAAAGCGCACAGCTTCCATAAAACCATCGGGTAGCTGTGTGTAGCGCGCATCAATGCTTGCCGTGCTGCGCTCTTCCATACGCCAGTGGCGCACTTTGCGATCCATGTCAGCCTCTGCAAGACTGATGAAATCAGGAATAACACTCGTAAGATCATCGCGGTTCAGCCAGTTGGCGATTGCGGTCTTTAGTTCTGCGTAGGTTGTAATAGCCATTACCACTTAACCTTATCTGCCCAATATGCGGCGCTCATCTTGCCCTTGGCAATGTTTTTAGCGTGCCTTGCTTTAAATGACTTAGCACGCTTTGTCATAGTCTTATCGCCCGTCTTGCCCTGCTGACCAAAGCGAATTGTTTTAACCTTATCGCCCTCTTTAGCCACAACTACGTGTGACTTGGTTTTATGGCTTGGAGTACGCTTGGGTTTATTATAACCCGATACTCCAGCGCGGGCGAGGCGGGGGTCTTTAGGCATTAGTAAAGGCTTCCACCGTTTTGAACATATGTGCTATACACATCCATCAAAGTCTGATTGTCAGCGTTATTAACAAAGTCTGGGTCAATCTGCCTTAGATCATCAATCATCGACGCATACAAATTTGGACTAAATCCACCAACGCTCGTGCCTCTACCAGAATAAACCATCTCAGGTTGTACTGGCATACCTACGCTCCCGCGACCAGAATATCTCATCCCAGTCCTGTCATTCATGCCTACATCCCCACGACCAGAATACTGCATGCCGCCTAGTGAACCCTCTGCTGTGCCTCTGCCAGAATGCTGCATAGCCTCGCGAGGCATACCTAAATTCCCGCGACCAGAGTAGCGCATAGGCCCAACGCCACCAAACGGATCAAGACCCATAGCTGCCTCATTAGCAGCTTGAGCAGCAAGCAAACCCTGCGGTGATCCAAGCATGTCTGGGGGTGTAACTGTTGGCCCAGTACCGCCAAACGGGCCAAGCCCCATAGCAGCTTCCGCATCAGCCTGAGAGGCTTCACGTAAAACTGGCTTGGGCGAGCTATCTCTATCTCTTGAAGATGTGCGTGCGGCAATATCCTCAACGCGCTGCTGCGCCTCAAGCGGTTTAGCAAAAAGATTACCCAGCATAGACAGCAAGCCACCGCCCTCAAACTTATCCCCAGATGCGCCAGCGCCACCACCGTCTAGCATGTCCATCAAGCCAGTAAAGCGCTTGCCTGTGCCATTTCTGCCACCGCCTAACGCATTCAACGCGCCTAAACCAGCGAGTAATCCTAGTGCTGCTCCTGCTTTCATTTCTTTTTACCTTTTTTGCTTTTGCTCAGCTTTTTCAAGTCTGCGCCAGTAATTTTCTTGCGTGGTGGAGCCACTGCGGCTAACTTTTTTTGCTTTGGGCTATATTTAGAATACGGCATTAGGACTTCACCTGCTTTTCCCATTCATAACACTTAACCTGCTTGATTGTATACGTTGGATATTTCATCTGCAAAGATGGAACTCCGTTCTGCATAAAATCAGCAATGCATTCATTCTCATCGACATACGCAGGGCCGCCGACTGCAAAGCAGTAATTTTGAGCGCACAAGAGAACAAACGCGGTAAACATTACATCACTTCTTTACTTTCTTCTTAGCAGCTTTAGCCATTTACTTGCCATACTTCTTTTTCATGCACATACCTGCACGCTTACACGCTGCGGGTGTGGGGCAACCTTTACATGGTTTCATAGCCAACTCCTTTTGCTGCAAACGTATCACATTACGCTATTCCACGCAAATTCCTTCTAATTTCGCCACGCCAGCTAGAAAACGACCCAGATAACGCCGTTGCAGCATCCGAAGCCATCGTCAAACAAAGCGCATCAGCCAAGTCAGGAGAGGCTAAGCCACGCTTGCGCATCTCATCCTTACTCTCAGCTTTCATCTTTCCTGAACTGGTAAAGCTATAGCGAATGCTGGTTAGCTCTGCGATAAGCTGGTCATTCTTCGGCAGCTTGCAAGAACGATCCTCAAGCCAACCCTTCGTCTTAAACCAAAGCTCGCTCCGCAGATTAAGATAGGTATCGCCCATAGACGGGCTTTCAGCAACATTCACGCCGCGCACAGGCAGGCCAATCTCACGCAGGCGGTCCACCACACCTGAGCCTACGCCAATGCTATCGACAAGAATTTGCGTTGGCTGTCTGCTAGGCGGTAACGCCTCATACTCAGCAACAACCCTACCCACAGTCTGCATCAAGTCCAACCCAGACCAAGCCCTAAGCTCAGTCACAATCGGACCCTGACGCTTACACAGCGCAGTCTTATCCTGCCCAAAGCGCGCTACGTCCAGACCCCAGACCGCCTTGGTATCCTCATCAATCTGCACATCGCGGTGCGTGGCATTCTCCACAAGATGAAACGGGATAATCGTGTCATCGTCAGCAAGCGGAAACTCACCCAGCACACGAATGCGAAACGCATTGCTCTCCTCGCCATACCTGAGCCGCATCTCATCGACAAACTCATCGCTCACCAGAGGGCTATCCACGCATGACCAACGGCGTGTCCACCAGCTATCCGCCATGCGCGTCTGACTTTCGAAAAACGTACCACTGCTCCGCGTGGGGTTGCTCAACATAATCGTCGTCGCGTTATGACCCGACATAGAGCCAGCCGCAGCCTCAAATACCTGCTCAGGTACACCAGAGGCTTCATCTACAACGAGCATAACATGCTCAGAGTGAACCCCAGCCAGCGCTTCAGGCGTTTCTGCGCGTGACGTTCTAGCCGATATAAACATCTCTGCAGGCGCAGAAGTGTGCTCAACGCGATCCGATTTAACGTTAAGTATGCTCTGCAACCCTTCAGGCAACTCGTTTATCCAGCGCTTTAGCTCTGCAAATAAGGCATCAAAAAGCTGACTGCTGGTGGGCGCAGTTACAACAACTTTATTTGGGTAATGCATCAAAAAATACCATAGCATTGCCCATGATGCTGCTGTAGACTTACCAGTACCATGACCCGACCGAATGCTAATCTTGCGTTCGCCAGACGCAATCGCTTCCAGAAATTCTGCCTGATACGGCAATGGCTCTACGCCAAGCACCTCTTGCACAAATAAAGCAGGCTTCTTGCCGTACCGCTCAACAAAGTCCAGCATTGCGCTGTGATTGTCGTCACTCATGGTCAATCACCTTGGCTTTCCGCAGCGCATCCAAATGCAAGTCACCAATGTTGATCTGAATGTTCTGCTGATTGCCGCTACCATAGCGCGCCTTGTTAAAACTGGCAGCAATAAAGTTGCGCTGGTGGGCTAAGCCCTTAGCAATGCCGATATCAACCTGACTGACATACTGCAGGTTTTTATCTACAGCTTCATTATCAGGATTGCGTGCAGCCGCCTTCTCATAAGCACGCTCTTCCTTCAACTCAACAAGCTCCTGAAGGGCAAGAGCAGCCTGCACATCAGCAACCTCAGCTTCAACCTCTTTTATCGCCTTGCCATACTCTTCGTTTTTCATCAGGTTGCGCTGCAAATAACCACGATCCAACCCAAGCTCTTTTGCAATCATTGGAATAGTTTTACCCGAAAGCAATTCCTGCTGCAAAGCTTCAGGGCCACCCCTTCTATCAAGGGCTGCAAGAGCAGCTTTCAACTTAGGCTTACCAGCCATACATAACTCCTAAATTAGCCTCGCGTGTACTGTACTAATACTAATAATAATACCTATAGGTATTTTATTATTATTATTAGTCCCAGCACTGTACCGATATTAGTATTACTTTGATAGATTTTCAAAGGCAAAATGAACGCTGCAGCCAGTGAGGAAGAAAACGTCCATCAGGGAGGGGTTTGGACTAGAGGACTGCAGCGCTCAACAAAATGTGTAGCACAAATTTTTCTGTGTGGGAATGTATAATAATAATAGGGGTAGGGGTGGGGGTGTGACGGGGGGGGCTTTTGCAAGATTGTATACCGTTGCACTGGATTGTACTGCTCAGTATTGCAAGCGCCTAATCCAGTACAGTCAAGAACAATAGACACGCGAATGTTTCGCACGGTATTGCATTGTACTGATTTAGTACAATGAGAAACAATGC